ATATAACGGAATTGTGCTTATCCACAACATTGGGGCGAACCAGGAGCTTTACAAGAAACACGGAGTGGAGGGCTCTGTTCATATTCAGGAGACAGAACAGTTGTGTGAGGTAATCCGGAGGCTTGAGTCGACCGGGTTGACAAACGATGCGGAGGGGGATATTATTTTAGAGACGAGACTGATGACAACTGAAAAGACAATCCGCAAGGCTTTGCAGTATCTCCTCCAATGGATAGGCACCCCCTACCGATACGGCCCCAGTGACTGTAGCTGGCTAGCCCACGAATTTCTGCAAATGACCGGAGTGGAGCCCCGAGGCTTCGATTGCACAGCCGATGAGCTTTACCGGAAATTCAAAAACAACAGCACCCACCTTCAGCGCCAAGGCCACCTGATTTTCTTTCTCAAGGGGCCGGATGCCGTTCATGTCTCCATCGCCCTGGATGAATCGTTCATAATTCACGCCCAAGGTGGGAGCCGTTCGACACTGACGGAAAAAGACGCGATCGCCAAAAACGCCTATGTCCGGGTTGACCATATGCCGGAGTACGCGGACAACCGGGGCCAAGGCTTCGTTCTTTGCGACCCATTTCAGGAGGCCTGATCAGAATGGAGTGCTATAATGGCAATCAATTTAGCTGAGATCCTTAAGGTTTTAGAGATAATCGAAGGTTTGACCGACAAAATTGAAGATGCTTATGGTAGCATCAAAGGTCATGCCGAGGAGATCCAGGATGCAAAGACACGGGAAAGGTTATTGGATGCCTGTGCTCGTCACGATGCTTCTGCTGTCCGTCATATTCTTTTCGACTGAGGGCTGTAAGCACACGTACAACCCAGCGTTATATCCATCCTACGACGTATTAAATCCCGGCCCTGAAGTTAGGGCCAACCCCCTGTCTTTCACTGAAGACAACAACCTGATCGTTAACCAAGCTTTCATTATTTGGGTATATGAGCTTAAGGAAGAGATAAAGAAGCTACGCCAAGAGGTTGACCAGCTGGCGAAGAAGCTTGAGGACCAGCTGATATGATACCGATTACCCCATCCGACGCTGGGCTCACAGGAGTCGTAATGATGTTTGCCATCGATAAGCTTTACGCTCTAGCCAAACATAAGAAGGCAGCAAAACCGAACGGAAACGGAAACGGGAACGGAAAGGCGAAGCCAACGTGCTCTGATTCACCGAAGATCGTGGCACATCTTGAAAGAAACAAGCAGATGGGTGAGACGCTTAAACTCCTGGCCATCAATTCTACCGAGACAAAAATCTACATGGCCGAGATGGTAAAGATCCTAAGCCGCATCGAAGAAAAGGACAGGATGGGATGAAGAAACCGTTGGCTAAAAAGCCCATGAGAACGACAAAATACAAGAAGGCCGGCGGTCGTCCTCAGGTTACAGTCGCCAATAAGGCTAAGTTTTTGAAGCTTTATGAAGACTTTAATACCAACATATCAGAGACCTGTAAAGCCCTGCGGGTGAGTCGACGGGCGTATTACTTGTGGATGAAAGACAAGCGGTTTGCGAAAACCATTGAAGACATAGATGAGGCCCAGATCGATTGGGCGGAAAGTAAACTCCGAGCTTGTATCGACAAAGAAGAAATAAAGGCAATCACTTATTATCTAGACAATATGGCCAAAAGGCGTGGCTACGGAAAGAAGGTGGAACACTCTGGGGATATAAGCATAACCGTGATTTCGGCAATTCCACGGCCATCGAAGACAAAGGATGAAGACGAGGACGACGAAGAATGAGCGAGACGATGACGATTGACCTCTCGCAGCGCTACGACCCAGGTCGGAATGCTAAACAGGTAGAGTTCCACACAGCGACGGAAAGCTACAAACTGTTCGGCGGCGCCATGGGTGGGGGGAAGACCGCGGCGCTCATTAACGAAGGGATCCAGCTCAACCTCGACTATCCCGGTAATTTTGGCTTATTGATGAGGAAGACCTGGCCGTCCTTTCGGGACACCGTTCTCCCCCAGCTCGAAAAGTTCCTGGACCCGAAACTTGTCGTCAACTGGAACCAGACCGAGAAGCTGATCCGGATGGCGAACGGATCGAGAATTCGCTATGGCGGCATAGGCGACAGGCCGGACGATTGGGAAAAGTTCATGAGCGGCGAGTACGGTTGGATAGCGCTTGACCAAGGTGAGCAGTTTACCGAGAAAGAGTTTATGATGTTGTCTACCCGGCTACGGCTCAACCTGGGGAACATGCGCTACTTCTTCCTCCTCTCCTGTAACCCCAACATAGGATGGATCAAGGAGCGGTTTATAGAGCGGAACCCGAAGGACCACGTATTCATTCCATCGCTACCCGAAGACAACATAGCCAATCTTCCCCCCAACTATATCACGAAGATGAGAGAGATCCTGACCCCAGTGTACATTAAGGCACTGCTGGAGGGAGATTGGGAGGCCGTTGGCGAACCGGACAACGTCTATAATTACCTGGTGATCCGGGCGGCCGCGAAGCGCCATACGCTTCCAGGGCTCCCTGTAGAGATCGGCGTTGATGTCGCCAGGGCTGGAGATGACGAGAGCGTTATCATCCTCAGGGAAGGGCTGCGGGTGACGCTTATTGGCAAAGCCCAAGGCCACGACACGATGAAAACCACCGGCGGGATCTGGAACTGCTGCCAGGGCCGCATCCTCCCTCACTGGAAAGACGGGATTACGGTCATAACGATCAAGGTCGACGCTGACGGGGTTGGCGGTGGCGTGGTTGATCGGTTAAGAGAACAGAAGGCAGAGAAGCAAGAACTGTATACGAAGATGATCCTGGCCTCGCTTGATAAGGACCAACGGGACAAGCGAACCACGGAAGGATATAAACTGAGAATCAAGATCCTTGAGATCCACGGAGCGGCCAAGGCCCGGGACGCCGTACACTTCAAGAACCAGCGGGCCGAGATCCACTGGGGTCTCCGAGAGATGCTGGGCGACCTTGACATTCCCGACAACCGAGAGCTCACGTCACAGCTCATGGCAATAAAATACAAACAGAACTCAGCCGGCCAGATAGAAATTGTACCCAAGGACAAGATCAAGGGGGCGCTAGGGAGGTCCCCAGATTTTGCGGAAGGAGTGATTTATTCTCTTGCTGAAATCAGAAACAAGAAGGAGCCGATGGCATGGAGACTGTAACCGTAAACCTGGCGAAACCAATAAACATGGTGAGGGCTCTCATCCGTGGAATACGAACGAGGCAAAGCCCTTTCCGACAAACCCTTCTCACGTCATTGGGCAGCAATCCGGCATGGACCAAGAAGGATATCGCGAAACTGACCAAGGCTGGGTATCAGAACTGCAGCACGGTCTACGCTTGCGTTAACCTCATCGTTGAAGCGGCCGCCATGGTCCCGTGGAGCCTGTTCCGCAGGGCGGCTTCGGAGAAGGGCAAGATAGAGAAGATCGAAGATCACGACATTCTCAGGCGGTTGCACCGACCGAATCCCCAGGAAGGCGGCGCTTCGCTCATCAAGAATGTGTTGGCGTACTACCTGATCAGCGGCAATTCGTACATGATCAAGGCTGGCCCTGAGACCGGGCCTCCGCATGAGTTATATACAATGCGGCCAGATCGGGTGAAGGTATTGCCAGGAACACAATTCGAACCGATCGGGGGCTACCGATACACGGTCAACGGCCTTGCCCGCAAGCCGGACTTTACCGCCGACGAGGTTCTGCATCTTAAAACATTTCATCCGCTCGACGATTATTATGGGTTATCCCCCATCGAAGTAGCTGGGAAGGAAATCGATATCGCAGCCATGGGCCGCGAGTGGAACATGAAGCTCCTTCAGAACGATGCTAGGCCTCCAGGCGCCCTAACCACCGATGGTGGGCTGGATACAGAACAGCGGGAATCGCTGAAGGCGCAAATGAAGGAAGAAACTCAGGGGTATAAAAACGCTGGGATGCCCCTGGTGTTGGAGGGCGGCCTGAAGTGGGAATCGTTTGCCATAAATCCCAAGGACATGGATTGGCTGAATTCGGACAAGATGACGACCCGAAGGATCTGTTCCGTGCTGAAGGTTCCCCCGCAACTGGTCGGCGACGAGGGAGCAAAAACCTTCGCCAACTACAAGGAAGCTCGGAAGGCGCTGTATATGGAAGCGGTGCTCCCCCTG